GTTCCGCGAGGAACTGGGTTGTAGGAACCCACCTGTGTCTAATTGCTAGCACAGGCCGCAATCTGATACCAGCTTTCCAGGGGTCCCATGGACTGGGTGCCTCTGTGAAGTACTGCATCAGATTCGTGTTACCGTGACGATCTAGCATGGCTGGTACCTGTTGGAAACAAGGCACCCGCCACTCCTCCCTCTGAAGCCCTTCATTCCAGCGGCTTGGAAACCGCATGGGGGGTACAACAAAGGATTCGAAGCCCGTCACTCCTGAGTTGATTTGGACATGGGGAAAACGGATTCTCCCCTGCATCCTCTTCTGTATACCAGCAGCGGTTGTCACCAAGAACTTCCTATAGAAGTTGTTCGAGGTTTCAACTACCGAGGCGTACGACTCAGGTGTCCGATCATGAATTCCGTGCCAATAGGCCGGGGTTACACAAACTCCCCGGAAGGCATCGACACCGCAGGACTCACGGAAGAGTCCCTCCGTATAGGATTTAGCAGTGTTGACCTTGAAGCCAAGGGCCTCAAGGAGGGTCATGACGGTCCCCGCGTTTTCATTCGGGACGATTATGTCGTCTCCGAAGATGGACACCTTCCCCACGTACTTCCTCAGGATTCGAGGGTTGATAATCCTCTCTTCTTCGCAGCAAACCGCGAGGGATGCTACTAGGAATACCATGGACTGTACGGGAAAGGTCGTGGCATTACCCATAGTGGAATACTTGTGTAGCTCCACTAGGCACTCGGTGCGCCTATCTTGCGAGATATCGCAGAAACGGGTGCGCGTGGCGGCCAGAGCTTTCAACAAAGGCTGGTTTGCCCTCATCAAATTTCCAACCACTTGACAGGAGATCCTATCGCTCGCCTCTGATAAATCAATAGTGGCAAGCGAACCATCCAACGAACCCTTGAGCGCCAACACCTGGTTTTGGGTCTGATCGCGAAACTTCACGAACTCGCCTAACCAAGTATCATGGAACCGCTCGTAAATGTAATGCCGAATATTTTGTTGGCACCACATCATCTCACTTGGCTCTATGGCGATTAGCCTTGGCTTTGTGAGGGATTTCGGGACAGCCTCAAGACGCGAAGATGGTTCTCGCGAACCACGTCTTTCGAGATGGACTTCGTCAACCCAACTTAAGTAATTGTGGTGTGCACAATCCCCAAGAGGGAACGCGCGCTCCAGACGTTCACTCCAGTTTAAGAAGAGATATCAATCTCCACTGGCCTTAACGTCTGAAACACTACCAGGTCCGTGACTGAATGACCACTCCGAGGGCACGTATGCCCCCAGGGTGGTGACGACGATGCCAGCAATCTGGTCTAACCGCCGGAGGAGCTTGGCACCACGTTCGTCTCCGAACGCGTTCCTAACTGCACTGCTAATCCCGGTATCGTGGGCGTACCCGCGATGGTCACTTTCAAGGCTCTCGCCTGTAGGTGACACCCAGGAGGCAGGAGGCAGAGGGACACCAAGATCAGTGTCGACAAAGGCCTTGATTGTCTCGGCCTTGGCACTGACACTACATTCCACGTCCGCTTTCTTCGCGCCATATAGTATTTGGCGCAGAAAGAAATAAGCTTGGACATCAACATCCTCTTTCAGCCTTCCATCTAGTTCGAACACCAGTAGGTAGAGTCCCCGAAGGAACTTCGGGATCACTGCCACTCCTTTCCTCACTGGCCGCGAGGCCGGTAGGTTTGGAGGACTGTACTGGTGTCTGGCAATACACCGATCAAGGTGCTTGCCAAGGTTCGGTAGATCTACCATGAAGAACGGTAGACCCCTACACCTGGACAATTGGGACATGCGCTGACGATCTCTTGCGAAATCATCCCGCAACGAGGGGTACGCATACTCTGCATCCGATAGCAGATCAGCGTAAAGTAGGTCCAATTCTGCTACGTACCTTTTCATCCGGGGCCCTTTTGTATTGGGTGCTCAGATGTACGGAGGTACGCCGACACTCACCGCTCCGACCAACGAGGTTGGAGTCG